CGTGTCGATACGGCCGAGGCAATGTTGTTCTCGGCCCGTATCTCCGACACCGTCGCTGGCCGTGAAGCGCTCACCCTCGCACTTGATGGCGTGATTGACGGTGTCAGCGTTGGAATCATCGCAACCGACTTCACGTTTGATGATGGGGTGCTGGTGGTGTCCGCCGCCGACTGGCGCGAGCTCTCCATGACCCCTTTTCCTGCTTTCTCCGCGGCCACGATCACCGACGTGGCCGCAACCATCGCCGACGAGCCCGTCGACGTACCAACCGACGAAGAAGACTCGTCGTCTGACACCTCTGAGGAGGAACCAATGGCCGACATCGAGGCCGCAGCACCCATCCAGTCAGCACCGATCATCCTCGGCGGTGCCCTCACGAAGCCGCGCGTGACCGCTTCCGAGTACGTCGCCGCGATGCTCACCGGCAAGCTCGACGTGCTCGCCGCCGACAACGCACTCGCCGAGATTCCCGGTCTGCTGCCCGAGCCGCTCATGGGCGACGTCTGGAGCTCGTACTACTCGGGCCGTCCGATCATTGACGCAGTTGGCACCCGTGCACTTCCGCAGTACGGCGAGACGTTCTTCCGCCGCTACATCCAGCAGACCACCGCCGTCGCCACTCAGGTAGACGAGTTCGACAACCTCGCTTCGCAGCAGTACACGGTTGCCCGCATCCAGCTGGACAAGACCACCAAAGGCGGCTACGTCAACGTCAGCTCGCAGTCGGCAGACTGGTCTGAGCCTGCGCTGGTGCAGCAGATCATCAACGACATGGTGCGCCAGTACTCGATCCAGACCGAGGCATACGCCGGCAACATCATCTCCGGTGCATCGAGCGCCGCGACCACCAATATCACCGACGCAACCGACGGTGACGAAGTGATCGCCGCCCTGTACGACGGTGCAGCACAGATGCGCGACGCAACCGGCGTCCTTCCGACCCACCTGATGGTGTCTACGTCGGTTTGGGCGAAGTTCGGTCAGGCAAAGGATGCAGGCGGAAATCGGATCTTCCCGTACCTCGGGCCGATCAACGCCGCAGGCACCTCGGTCGGCGTCACGCAGTTCGGAATCAGTCCGCTCGGCCTGAACCTGGTCGTCACCAACGACCTCGGCGGCGGCGAGCAGGCGATGCTCGTCTACGGTCCAGCCGTGGAGATCTACGAGGACCGCTCTCGCACGGGCGGGATCCGCGTGGAGAATCCCGCCACCGCATCGGCGACGCTCGGCCTGTGGGGTTACATAGCGGGTTGCGTCCTGTCGCCGCTTGCTACCGCCACCTCCGGCTACGTGCTCTATCTCCTCTGAGCCTGAAGCGACCGGCAATGGACTACACAACGATCAGCGAGGCGTCACTAACCGATGACGTTATTACGCTCGTTGTCGCGTCCATTGCCGGTCTCCGCGTCGGCGACCACGTAACCGTTCGAGGCGTCAATCCTGTCGGCCAACCGCATTTTGACGGCAACCACATTCTCGCCTCGGTGAACACCCTCACCGTCATGGATGAAACCACGTACACGGTGACGTACGCCAAGAACCATCCGACCGACATTGCAGCGTTCGACTGTGACGGCCGGCTGACTCCCGTCTGTACGTGGATCGACTCTGGACAGGTCGAAGGGTTCCTAGGCGTGTCTCCCGCCTCGATTGACGACGACGCCTTTCTGACCTCTGCCGTTGATGCTGGGAACGATTGGGCCTTCCGACGCCGCCGCGAGGCTGGCTATTCGGACTGGTACTCGACCGTACCGAATCACTCTGCGCAGCTCGGCACCATCATCTACGCCGCCTCGCTATATCGTCAGCGCGGCTCCGTTGACTCGTACGCCTCATTCCAAGACATGGCCGCTATTGCGCCAATCGGAACGAACGCCGAGGTACTCAAACTCCTCGGGATCAACAAGCCGAGGGTGGCATGACCGTTATTGCTGACGCCATCGCCGGTCTGGTCACCGCGCTTGAGGACGCTGACCTTCCGGTTGTGTCCGACCCGCGGAACCTCCGACCGCCGGCCATTCTCGTGGACGCCCCGTCGGTTCGGGCGCTCTCGTTGAGCGTGCTGGAAATTACGGTGCCGTGCGTGATCGTCGCCCCGCCACCGGGGAACGCTGACGCCATGAACAGCCTGGTCTCCATGATGGACACGGTGTTTGCTCTCCCCATCGAGTGCACGAACATGGTTGCCAATCCGGGCGTTTACTCCATCGCTGGACAGGAACTCCCGTCCTACTCTCTCGTCATTACCCTGCAAGCCTCGTAAGGAGAAATCATGGCCGTCTACACCGGGCGTAACCTCACCATCAGCATCGCAACCGTGTCGTACTCGGCGCAGGTGACGAGCTGCAAGCTGACGCCCACTCAGAACACAAATCAGTACATCACTCTGACTTCGCAATTCGCGAAGCAGGAGCCGGTGACGTGGACCCTCGACGTGGAGGGATTCCAAGACTGGCTGACGGGCGCCACTCCCGGTTTCTCGTCGGCGCTGTACACCGCAGCTGCTACGGGCACCGCGGTGGCGTTCTCGTTCGTTGTTACCGCCGGTACGGCCCGCACCATCACCGGCAACATTATTCCGATCTTTTCCGAGATTGGCGGAGCCGCTACCGAGGTGCTCTCGCAGACCTACTCGTTCCCCGTTGACGGTGCCATCACCGTCTCCCCGTAAGGAGAAACCATGCCCGTCTACACCGGACGAAATCTCACGCTCACCATCAACTCAGTGGCCTACTCGGCGCAGGTCACCAACGCACGATTGGTGCCGACGCAGAACACGACTCAGTACATCACTTTGAAGAGCTCGACCGCGAAGCAGGAGCCGGTGACCTGGTCGCTGGAGATCGAACAATTTCAGGATTGGGCGACCACCACGGGCGTCTCAAAGCTGCTTTACGACCTCGCCGTTACCGGCACTGCCGTGGCGTTCTCCCTCGTCATCAACGCAGGCACTAGCCGAACCGCGAGCGGCAACGTGATTCCCGTATTTGCCCAGATTGGCGGTGCGGCCACCGAGGTGCTCAACCAGACAATCTCGTTCCCGGTAGACGGCGCACTCACCCTCACCTGACAGAAAGCAGCCCGACATGCAACTACGTATCGAATACACCATTGACGACACACCCAACCATGTGGTCACAAACCCGTTCTCTGTCATGGCATGGGAACGGAAATACAAGACAAAGATCAGCCGAATCTCCGACGACGGCCTCGGCATCGAAGACCTCCTTTACCTCTGTTGGGAGGCCGTCAAAGCCTCGGGCACCGTGGTGCCACCGTTTGAGATTTGGGCGGCCACCGTCCAGAGCATCAAGACCGTAGGAGACGATGAGAACACCCCTACGAGTCCGGCTCGATAGGCCGGCTGATCGCTGAGGTAGCAATAGTGACGGGCTTACCCCCGTCGGAACTGATGAGTGACGGAAAGATGCTCCTTACGATCGTGGACGCACTAAACGAACGGAACCGGAAACGATGAGCTTCACACCGTCTCTAGAGTTTCGTGGAGTCGCCGCCTCGATACGTGAACTAGGCCAGATTGACCCGCAGCTCGCAAAGGCTGCTAAGGCTCGGATCAAAGAGGCCGCTAACCCGATGGTGAACACCATCAGAGGATTTATCCCGGCATCTAGCCCCATGTCCGGTATGGCACGAGGCCAGCGCCTCCGCTGGTCGTCGGCACGCGTGAAGTCTGGCGTGACTGCTCGGACCGCTACGAAAGCGGGCCGCTCGGGAAACATTCCGCTCCTCTCTATCGTCCAACGGAACGCCGCTGGCTCGATGTGGGACATGGCGGGCAAGTCATCCGGTGGCGTGACGCCTGCCGGTCGGAACATGGTGAAGGTGCTTACCGAACGTAACGGCGGCCCGTCTCGCTCAATGTGGCGTGATTCTGAACGGCTCATTGCCATTACGGAGGAGAACCTCCGCATTGCCGTCACCGACTTAGAAGCCGTGATGAACAACCGATTGGGACGCCAGTAATGGCAATCGTTGTCCCCATCGCAGCCGACTACGACGGCTCAGGCGTCAAAGCCGCTCAGGAGTCGTTCGCCAATTTCGGGCAGTCGCTTTCCAAGTCGTTGCAGCAGGCTGGCCGTGACGCCCGCAAGGCGTTCAAGGACGTGGAGGACGGCGCTCAGAACTCCACTACGGCCGCGCAACGCCTCGCTACTGCCATCAGCAAATCGGCTGACGTGCTCGATGCTGACCTGAAAGCATCGAAGGCTGCTGCGGACGCTCTCGCTAAGGCACTCGGTCCCGATTTCTCCGCCAAACTCGGACAGGGTGGCCTGAACAAACTGGTGTTAGACCTGAACCGTGCGGGCGTCTCCATTCGGGAGATCACGAACGAGGCCGACACGCTCGCTGTCGCCATCAAGAAGGTGGACGGCGTAAACCTTCAAAACGTCACCACCGAAACCAATAACCTCAATACGGGCGTAGCCGCCGTAAATACGCAAGTGACGGCTGGCCGCCAGGTGTTCTCGTCGTTCTCCGGTCAGGCTGCTACGGAACTCGCCAACGTTGGCGGTTCGCTCGGTGCGGTGGCGTCCGGTATGGGGCAGGTCGTCGCCCAATCGGTGGCAGGCAGAGTGTCTCTCCTTGACTTCGCCAAGACTGCCGGACCGATGCTGGCCGTGTCCGTCGTGCTCCTTCAGATCAAATCGGTATTTGAGGACATCAAAGCCGCTAAGGCGTGGCGCAAGGAAGAAGTCGAATCCTTTACCGATGCGCTCCGTGACGGTTCCAACGTGTCAATGGCGGTACGTGACCGGATTGACGAAGTAGGCGGCGCGTTCGTCCAAGTCAACAAGAAGGTGCACGCGCTTTCGCCTAACGGCCTCGTACGGACAATCTTTGGGTTCAGCCTCCCGGTCGCAAAAGAAGTCAAAGACATTACGGCCGACCTTACGGCGCTCGGCCTGAAAGCCTCAGGTGTCGCCAAGCTGGTTGCCGGCGGTCAACCGTCAATCGACCAGTACACGTCAGCTCTTACCGCCGCCGGCGTCAGTTCGGAGCGTGTCGCCGTCGTCTCCGACTACCTCACTCAGCAACTCGACCTCACCGCTGACGCACAGAAAGCCGCAGCAATCGCTACCGAGTTTGGGGTCGGCGCAACCAGGGCACAAGCAACTGCGATGGACACCACCGCTATCGCAGCTGGTGCCGCCGCCGTTGCTACCGAGCAGAAAGCCGCTGCTGATCTCGCTGCGAAAGAAGCAGCGGACGCCGCTGCCCTTGCGGACCAAAACCACGCCAACGCAATCGACGCTGTACGCGAAGCGCTCTACAAGCGCAATAACGCCCGCTACGCCTCACAGGACGCTGACGCCAACGCCAAGAAAGCTCTAGAGGAATACGCGAAGGCTCAAGAGCAAGCAAACAAAACCGGCAGTTCTAAGGATGCCCAGAAAGCTGCGGAACTTCAGGCCGCAGCAGAACGGGCACTCAATCAAGCCGCAGCCGCTGCATCGAACCTTGCCGGAGAGACACGTAACTATGCGAGCGAAACAGAGAAATCGAACGCTCAGAACGACGCAGCAGCCGGCAAACTCAACGAACTAAAAGGCCTTCTTGGCAAGGGTGGCGCACTTTCGGCCACCGTCGAGCAATGGATTCTGCTACTTGACCGTGTACCGAAAGACATTGTGACGCGCTTCGGTATCTCGTTCGGCTCGTCGGTGACCACTGCTACGCCTTCCACGTCGTCTGCTAGTTCGATTGCTGATACGTGGGCGTCGAACGGTATGTTCAGTAACTCGGGAGGCGTCACAAACGTCACGAATATCACTGTGAACGGTGCGACAAACTCGCAGGAAACCGCGGACCTCATCCAGCAGAACCAGAACCGCTCCAACCAGCGCCAGGGAATTCCTCAGTAATGGCGTGGACGTTCTCGGTCTTTCGTAACGGTGCGTCTGTGTCGGCAATCGTAGATGCACGCTCGTCGTCCATTTACGGACGCAAGGACAACACATCGACCTGTAACTCGCAGACCTACACGTTCGATGTGATCTACGACTCGACCAGCCTCGGAACGACGGACCCGAACCTGTGGTTGCTTGGGGACCGCGTGAACGTCTACATCCAAAACGCTGCACTAGCGGTAGGAACCTATTTCTCCGGAACGATCACCGACATAACCGCCAAGCATCACCTCATGACTGTCATCGCGACTTCGGACGTGTTGTCCTCAATCAACCGGACAGAAATCGACACACCAGCATTTACGGGTTCGCTCACTGGTGACGTGCTCACCGACGTTCTAAACAATGTCCAGACTGTTGGTGCGCTCCCGTCGAAGACGATTACGTGTGCTCCTGGAACGAACACGGTCACCATTGCCGGAACGGTAAATCAGAACGCTGCGACGTACATTGCCCAAGTAGTGGCATCCGAACCTAACGGTGTGCTCCTCGAAACACCGGCTGGTGTCGTGTTCTCCGACTACAACAGCCGGCGGATCGCCACAATGCCCGCCACACAGAAGTTTGATCTGTCTACGTTGGGTGCAGTCATCGGCTACGACTGGCAGCTCGAGAAAACTGTGTCTGATTTCGTCAACCGATGCACTGTCACATGGACCGCGGGCACAGCCATTTATTACGACGCAGCCTCGGTCACCAGCCGTGGTGCTTACAACCGCTCAGTAACGACTTACATCGACAATTCGTCACAAGCAAACTACAACGCTCTCCGCATCGTGCAGCACGGCCTGACACCCGGCTGGCGCACCTCCGGCATCGTGCTCGACATGAGCAAACTGACAGACGCGAACCGAGACGCCGTCCTAAAGAACATGCGGACAGGTTCCTACGTGAAAATTCCGACCCTCATCACCGGAGCCCAAACCGAGTATTTCGTGGAAGGTTGGACTGACCGTTTCAGTTACTCGGCGACCGGATCGAAACAGTGGTTCCGTGAGCTCTACGTATCAGACATCGTCATCAGCGCAGCCGCCCAACGGTACGTGGACGTGACCTCCGGAGTCACCTACGCCACCGTGAACGGGACGCTCCGCTGGATCGACCTCGAGCAGACCAACATCTAGGAGCCTCATGGCAGCCACCTCGATCTACAACATCGACTACCCCGCAAACACCGACCTCGTCACCAACGGCGCCGCTCAAATGCAGACGTTGGCAGGTGACGTTGAAACCGCGCTCAACGCTCAGGTGCTCAACCTGTGGGGCCGAAACCAGATCCACAACCCAAGCATGAAATTGAACTACCGGAACGGACAGTCGTCGTTTATTGCCGACCGTTGGCTGACTACGAAATCCGCTGGCGCAACTGTCGCCTGGACACGCACCGCGCTCGGCGTCACCGCGAACCTACCTGAGTACGTCGGCGCTGAGATCAACGGCAACGTAACGGTCGCCGGCGCAGCCGCCGACTATGTGACCGTCGGTCAAAACATCGAGTCCGTTCGCACGTTCGCAGGCAAGACCGTGAAGCTCTCGTTCTACGCCAGAGCTGCGAGCGGCACGCCGAAACTCGGTGCGTCGTTCGATCAGAACTTCGGGACTGGAGGCAGCCCGTCGGCGACCGTGACCGGGACCGGACAGTCGGTGACGTTGAGCACCACGTACACCCGCTACTCGCTCACTTTCACGGTTCCTTCAATCTCAGGCAAGACTCTTGGGACTGGCGGCGACGATTTCCTGCTCCTCAATTTCTGGCTGGATGCAGGCTCAACTCTCGCTACCCGGTCCGGTTCGGTCGGTAACCAGACGACCCAGATTTACATTACTGGCGTGCAGGCGGAAGCTGACTACCTCACGCCGCTGGAATGGCGCCCCGAATCCATTGAGGAACAGCTCTGCTCCCGCTATTTCTGGTGCACCTACCAGCAAGGCGTCTACCTTTCGGCTGGTGGCGCTGGCGTTGCTGGCGCAGTAGGCGTAACCGCTTTCTCCGGCTCATCCGACGGATCGGGCTACTTCAACATTTACGTGCAGTACCCCACTGCAATGTTCAAAGCGCCAACCGTCACCTATTTCACGGGAACCGCAGGCACCCTCGGATCGTTCGACATGCTCCGCTCCGGCTCGACCTCCACCGCAGCTATGCAGGCGCTCGGCGCAGGCAACGGACGGAAAAGCATTGCCGCTCGAACCACCGCAACAATCGGCGCAGTCTGGGTTGTCGCGACAATGAGCGGCCACATCGTGGCGGACACATCATGGTGAACCGCAAACTCCTTCTCCGTTACGCAGCTCGTTTCGTGGCACAGACTCTGGCCGGCCTCGGCACCGGAGCACTCCTTGACGTATCGACATGGCGAGCTTTAGTACTCGGTCTCGTAGCAAACGTCGTGCCCGCCGTCGTCACCCTGCTGGACTCATACGCCAAGACTGGCACTCTTCCCGAAATCGACGCTGAACCGTGAGTGGCGCAATTGCCGCCATCGCCGTCGCCCTCATTGGCGGGCCGCTGATGGTGTTCTTTCGACGGTTCGACAAGCGGAACACGGAACAGCACGGCCAGTCAGTCGAAATTCTGCAACGCCTCGATGGCAAAGTAGACCGGCTGGACGGCAAAGTAGACCGCCTGGATGCCAAAGTAGACGACCACCACAACGACGGAAGGAAACACCGATGACCGAATACGCAGACGGCCCGAGCGCTGAGGTGCTCGCATTCTCCGACGGGATCAGCACCGCGTCCGGCGGCACGATCACCGTCGGGTTCGGCTGGGGCATCACCAGCAAACTCGCTGACCAGACCGCCGACTACGAGCTCGCCCACCGGTACGGCACTGGCCTTGATCTTGACTGCACCAACGCAGACGCCGCCGCCGTCTACGCATGGTCGGTACAGCTCGAGTGCGTCGAGGAAGCCGTCCTGCTTGATGACCAGGTGCACCTGACTCTGAAGGCTGGCAGCACGGTTGATCTCACCGGATGCCCAAAGCCGAAGAAGAAGAAGGCTGATGCTGAGGCACCTGTGGAGCCGGTCGCCGAGTGACCACGTTTCCGTACGGTTACGCAGGCGGTCGCCGCACCTTTGAGCAGCTGCTGACCATCTCGGTCATCCGCCGGATCGACGCCGAATTCAGGCGGCGTCTGTTCGCCATGATGCAAGCCGCAGCCGACCAGAAGGTAAGCCTCGGTATCGGTGGAGCATGGCGTTCCTCAACTACGCAGGAGCGCCTGTTCCGTGCCCGCTATGAGGTGTCGCCGACTGGGGAGATTCGATGGAACGGGCAGCGTTGGAAGCACGTTAGAGGCGCTGCTGCTGCGCCTCCTGGCCGTTCGTATCATGAGGCAACCACGTCTGAGGGTGCCTGCCTCGCGGTCGATATGGTCGGCGACCTCGGCTGGATGAAGGCGCATTGTGCCTCTTACGGCCTTCGGGAGTTCTCAGGCGTCAATAACGAGGCGTGGCACGTACAGCCGTCCGACATTCCGGCAGGTCGGAGCTCATATAGCCAGGACAAGTACGATCCGCTCCCGGTCTGGAACCTGCCGACACCGGCACCTCTCCCGATCCCGCCCGATCCGCCACCGTTGCGCATTCTCCGTCAAGGCATGGAAGGCCGAGACGTAGCCGGCTTGCAGGACGCTCTCCGTACGGCTGGCTATTCGGCAGGGAACTCTGACGGCAAGTTCGGACCTCGCACCGAGGCATCCGTAAAGGCGTTCCAGACCGACCACGGCCTTGCTGCGGATGGCGTCGTGAACGCCGCCGTCTGGACGCAACTGGTCGCTGACTAGGTAATTGTTGACGTACCGCGAATTACCCGGTAATTTCGTGGGCGTGCCAGCAAGGCACCTACAACCGAAAGAAGGCAGCATGGACCCGACTCCTACTCCCGCCCGCCGAGGCCGCAAGGCTGGGCCTACGTGCCGTATTGACTCCATTGCGCTCCTGCGCGAAATGGTCGCTCACAACATGACCGGCGGTGAACTGGCCAAAGCCGCAGGGATCACTCCGGCTACCGTCGCGCGTCTGTTGGCTGGTGGCACCTCGACGGCGCTCGTTATCGCTGAAGCCCTCGCGTCGGTGCTGGATGTCGAAGTGTCGCAGCTGGTGACCCGATGACGTTCGTTGTCTCTCTCGTCATTC